TGGGAATTTTATCCCCGGAAAAACCGATTCTGTGAAGCACTATGCTTGAGCTGGAAAATAAAGACTTAAATCGATCTGATTTGGTCGATACCCGGACTTCCTCGGGGAAGTGGGGGGTTGTAAAACCCCGGATTCACACTCGAATCACAGATTACCCGTCCAAAGGCAAACAATTTAGCGAGTTTTGCGCTAAATATGGGATGGAATTGATGCCTTGGCAGGAGTGGTTAGGCGAACAAGTCCTTCGAGTTAAACCCGATGGTCGATGGCTTACGCCAGTTCATACAGCCTTAGTCAGCCGCCAGAATGGCAAGTCTGAATTTATGATCTGGCAGATTCTATTTAGAATCTTCGTTTTAGAAGAAAAGTTAATAGTCCATACAGCCCACAAACTAACCACTTCATCCGAAATCTTCTATAAAATCTTTAATATCATCTCAGAGCATCCAGAATTAGCAGCCCAGTTAGTAAAGAAGCTAGAAGCCGAGGATTTCAAGAGCTGCAATTTACTAACGGCCGTCGATACCTAGTCCGCGCTAGCAATTCAGCCACTCGAGGCATTAGCCAGCCAAACACCATCTTCCTAGACGAAGCCCGGGAGTATCACGACGAGGATGTCTGGTCGTCCTTGCGCTATACCCAGATGGCCGCACCTAATCCCCAAGCTTTCCTATTTTCTAATGCCGGAGACCAGCACTCAATCGTCCTAAACAAAATGCGCGAGCGAGCTCTTGCATCGATTCTAACTGATGACCTAAGTTTGGGCTGGTGGGAATGGTCTGCGCCGCCCGAAATTAAAATTGATGGGTCAGCCAAATTCTGGGAAGGTGTCGCACAAGCTAATCCATCGTTAGGTCACACAATTCACCCGGACAATATCAGAGCGGTAATGAATGATCCCGAAGATATTTTTAGAACCGAGGTATTGTGCTTGTGGGTTTCCACAATCAACCCAGTCATTCATCCGTCTCAATGGGCAGCTTGCGCAGTCGAGGGTCTGCGCCTTGATCCGTCCGCTGATACTTGGCTGGCTGTTGATTTATCTCCAGATCGAAGGCAAGCAGCGCTAGTTGCGAGTCAGCGAGTCGATAAAGACCGATTCCAAGTTCAGCTTCTTCAGACTTGGACTAATCCCGGATATCTAAGCGATAAATTAATCGCAAACGATATAGCCGATTGGTATCGGCGCTTCTCGGTCTTAAAAATCGCTTACTCGGCGCGAACGGCTAGCGCTGTTGCCGCTCGATTAATCCCGGCTGGCTTACCTTGTGAGGCTATTGACGGCCAGCCCTACGCTCAATCCTGCGACGAATTTCTTAGCGCTATATCTAGCCAGCGATTAATCCATTCAAGTCAGGAAGAGCTAACGGCTCATTGCTTGTCAGCGGTAAGGGTTACTTTCGGCGATGGCGGCTGGGTTATGGGTCGCAAAGTTTCGGCAGCGGTTATCACGGGAGCGGTAGCCGCTGCTATGGCTTCTCATTACGCCACACAAATCAATGATGGTGTCGATATCTCCGTCGCGTAGCACACTACCGCTACACTTTAGCGGTAATGGGTGCTATTAGAGATTTCTTTTTCCCGGCTACTAATCCAGCCAGATCCTCGGATGTCGAAGCTGCGCTAACGCCAGTCCAGATTCAAGATGCGGTCTATAACATACTGCAAGGATCGACCACAGTAACTCGCAAGTTAGCAATGAGCGTCCCTGCTGTTGCGAGAGCTCGTAATATCATCTGCGGAACTATTGGCTCACTTCCTCTCGAGCAATATAACAAAATCTCCGGCGCTCATATCGACTCAACCCGAGGAATTAATCAACCCGATCCAAGAGTGCCGGGTGCTCTTATTTATACTTGGCTAAGCGAGGATATCTGGTTTTACGGCGTAGGTTATGGACAAGTCCTAGAACTCTATGCCGATACTGATGGCGGAAAGATTAGAGCTTGGACTCGCGTAGCTCCAGAGCGAGTAACTGTTGATACTAACGCAGATAATACGGAAATCGTCGGCTATGCAATCGATGGTAAGAGAGTCCCTAACTTTGGAGTCGGCTCAATCATTCGATTCGATGGATTCGATGAAGGATTCTTACACAGAGCTGGTAAGACTGTTAATGCTGCGGTTTATTTAGAGAACGCTGCTGTTAATTATGCTAAAGAACCAGTCCCATCTTTGATTCTCAAATCTACTGGCACAAATCTGCCAGCAGAGCGCATTTCTTCACTTCTTAGCGCTTGGCGCACAGCTCGTCAATCTCGCTCGACGGCTTTTCTAAATGCTGATGTCGATGTCAAAGAGTTTGGCTTTGATCCCAAGTCATTACAGCTCACAGAGGCTAGACAATATGTCGCGCTCGAACTTGCTAGAGCAGCAGGAATTCCGGCTTACTTCCTAAACGCTGAAACTACTTCGATGACTTACAGTAATACCACTAACGAGCGTAGAAGCCTCGTAGATTTCTCACTCCGTCCAATTATGACCGCTATCGAAAAGCGGTTATCAATGCCGGACTTCATCGCTCAAACTAGCGAGGTGAGATTCGACCTAGACGATTTCCTACGCGGTAATCCGCTGGAAAGAGCTCAGGTTTATCAGATACTAAACACCATCGGCGCAATGAGTGTCGAGCAAATACAAGTAGCAGAGGATCTAATCCGATGAAGGTTAATTTCCCTATCTCAATTACCGCTGCTGATTCCAAAGAACGCACCATCACCGGAAAGATTGTGACTTGGAATGAGCAAGGTAATACTTCACTAGGGCCAACGATATTCGCTAGCGAATCTATCGAAATGAAGCCAGTTAAATTACTTCTTGAGCACGACCGCACTCGTCCTATTGGTCGGATGATGTCTCATACTGCAACAAAGGAAGGCATCGAGGCCACATTCAAGATCGCTAACACAATGGCCGGAGAAGATGCTCTTGTTGAAGCGACCGAAGGATTACGCGATGGCTTTTCAGTCGGCGCAATGATTGATGAATGGTCGAACGATAAAGGCGTAATGAAAATCTTAAAAGCTAGACTCGATGAAGTCAGCCTTGTAACAGATCCGGCCATCGATAGCGCTCGCGTTAGCGAGGTAGCAGCTTCAGAGAACGAAGCACCAGAAAATTCTGAATCGGCAACCGCTGATACAGACAAACCAACCGAAGGAGAACAAGTGTCAGACACTACCGCTCCAGCTCCTACCGAAGAAGCGGTAGAAGCTGCAAAGGTAGAGGCAGCCGCTCCGCGTCCTGCTTTCTACACCGCGCCTCGTATCGAACTCTCTAAAGAGAAGTATCTTGAGGCATCACTTCGCGCTAAAGTATTTAGCGACGAAGCATCAATTCAGTATCTACGCGCTGCCGCTGATACAACCGACAATGCTGGCCTCGTCCCAACTCGCCAGCTAACCGAGGTAATCAATCCTCTATCAAACGCTGATCGTCCATCGATCGACGCGATTTCTCGCGGAACTTTGCCAGATGCAGGACTCACTTTCGAGATTCCTAAGATTACGCAAGTCCCAACAGTTGCCGAGACTGCTGAAGCCGGAACTCCAAGTGAGACGGATCAGAATGTCTCTTATCTCAGCGTCACAGTTAAGAAGTATGCTGGACAGCAAACCTTCTCGGTCGAACTTCTTGACCGCTCTTCACCTGCCTTCTTTGCAGAGCTCGTTCGTCAGATGGAGTTTGCATACGCAAAGGCAACAAACGCAGCAGTTAGCACAGCAATCGTTACCGGCGCAACAGATGGCGGAAACCGGACTCTCAGCGCTGCAAATCTCCAAGACTTCGTAGCTGATGCTTCTGTATCAATCTACAAGAACACTCTTGGATTCGGTCAGAACATAATCGTTTCCCCAGAGCAATGGGGCGCAATTATGGGTCTTGTTGATGGCTCAAATCGCCCACTCTTCACAGCAATCGCACCACAGAACGCACCGGGCACACTTGCTCCGGGCGCTGTTCGCGGTAATGTCAGCGGTCTCGCTCTTTATGTAGATCGCTCACTAACAACAGGATCAGGACTTGGCGATGGCACAATGATCGTCGTTAATCCAGAGTCGTACACTTGGTATGAATCAAGCCGCTTCCGTTTGGAGACCGATGTAATCGCATCCGGCCAAATCAATGTGGCTTACTACGGCTATGGCGCAATCGCTACAAAGGTTGCCGCTGGCGCTTACAAGTGGATGGTTGCTTAGTTAGAACCCAAGAAGTGACGGCTAGTCCGCTCCCGAGCTAGCCGCTCACCCATTAGACGAAAGGATTAGGAAATGCCCTCGATAGTCACAGCCTCACAGCTTCGCACCATCTTGGGCGTTTCCTCTTCCCTGTATGACGATGCTTACTTGAATGATTTAATAGATACTTCAGAAAATCTAATCTTGCCAATGCTTGTAACCTTCTCAAGCAATGTGGCTAAAGTTTCACTTGATAACAATGTCGCCTACTTTACGACCGCGACAATTCACGAATTCACCGAAGGCCAATCCGTCGTAGTAACTGGCTGCGGATCTCCATTTAACGGCACTCACACAGTTACAAACGATAAAATTGACGATTATGTATTTACCGCAGCTATCACTAATGCAGATGTATTGGAAAAGAATGTCATCCCAGCCGGAGTTGCAACGCTCTCGGGGGCTTCCACTTATGTCGGAAATGCCAATGTCGAGTCTGCTGTTTTGGCAGTCTCAGTCGAAGTTTTCCAAGCTAGAACAGCCGCAGGGGGAAATATCGAGGGAGTAGATTTCCAAGTGACCCCTTTCCGCTTGGGTCGCTCCCTCTTTAATCGAGTCGCTGGCTTACTCGGCCCATATATTGACACCGAGACGATGGTGGGCTGATGCCCAGCACAATTTCAAGCGATGTCCGAGGCGCAATTAAGACGGCACTAGCCGGAGTAACTGCGAATGTATATGACACAGTTCCAGAGTCTCCAATCGTCCCAGCAGTTATGGTTGTTCCAGATTCTCCCTATATGGAAATGGAATCTATCGGTCGATCTAATGTCCGCGTCAAACTTAATTACACAATAACTGCCGCAGTAGCTTATTTATCTAATGCCGCTTCTCTCGATAACTTGGAGAAGCTAGTAATCAGTATTCTTGGAGCTTTATCAGCGTCCAAGTATGAGTTATCAACAGTCGATCGACCAGCGATAACTCAAGTCGGTAACGGGAATCTTCTCGTTTCTGACATTCGCTTGAGCGTCCGCTACGAGCAAACCGCATAAGGAGAATCAATGCCAACTAATGTAATTACCGGCCGCGATGTCACCTTCACCTTAGACTCGGCTACCTACGATGCTCAGGTGACTTCGGCAACGCTATCGGCCGACACAATTATCGAGACTTACCAAACTCTCGATGGTCGCGCCTACAAATCCGTTGATAAGCAATGGACTTTCACAATCGAACTATTACAGGACTGGGGCGCAACCTCATCCTTGTTCGAGGCAATGTGGGCTGATGCAGAATCAGCTCCAAACACCGCGCTTGCAGTCAGCTTCACCGCTGCTACTGGCGCAGTTTTCGCTTTTGATGTCCTTCCTGTTTTCCCAAGCGCCGGCGGCGCAGCTCCCGGAGCTCTCACCGATACTTGGACGATGACAGTAGTTGGCACACCAACAGAGACCTTCAGCTAAGAGATCGGAGCATCGGGAGATGAAGTTAGCAATCACAATCGAATATAACTCGGGCGACCAAGCTACTTATGTGGCTCAGCCGCCCGAGTGGGCTAAATGGGAAAGGACTACTTCCAAGACAGTCGCATCAGTAGTCGATGGGATCGGAGTGTGGGATCTTCTATTCCTCGCCTATAACGCGATGAAGCGCGAGGCCGCCGGTAAGCCAGTAAAAGCCTTTGAGGTTTGGATGGAAACTGTGGCAGATGTAAGCGCAGGTGACTCCGACCCAAAAGCCACCCAGCCGGAAGCGTAAGTCGGCTCTTAGTAGAGCTGGCAATAGCGACCGGAATCCCAATTAAATACTGGGATAACGCCGAGGATGTAATAACCGCGCTAGAGATATTGGAGAAGCGAAGTGAGCGATAATGTCGAATTCAGCGCTTACACACAGCGCGAATTAAGAGCTTTAGCCAAGACCTTTACTTTAATGGGAGATGATGCTGTTGAAGAATCTCGTAAAGTGGCTTATGACATTTCGATCCTTGCGAAAAACGCAATCAAAGACGCTGGATATACTCGCACAGTCTCAGCAAAGGCCGTCCGGCGAGTTGTTGATGGTGTATCAGTCTCTCGCACTAGCAAGACAGGGCGTTTATCTTACGGCTTCGCTGGTCAGCGTTTTTCGGGTGGAGCAACGACTCAACGGCTTTGGGGCGGCTTGGAATTCGGATCAACAATCAAACTCAGAAAAGACGGCTCAGTTAGAAGATTTAATCAATTCCCGATCTGGTCGGGACGCTTCGGAGCAGGGTCGCGCGGTTGGTTCATCTATCCAACACTTCGCTCAATTCAGCCTCAACTGACTCTAAAGTATTTACAAGCAATGAATAAAGTCGTAAAGGCTTGGAAAAACTGATGGCACAAGATTGGCGCACACTTAAACTCGAGGTCCTAGCCGAGACTAAACAATTCATCTCAGGGATGAATTCGGCAAACAAACAGACCCAATCATTCGGAGATAAACTAGGCGACTTCGCTAAGAAGGCTGGAATTGCCCTAGCAGCCGTTGGAGCTGCCGCTGGTGCGATGGCTATCAAGATTGGTAAAGAGGCCGTCCAAGCGGCTTCAGACCTTGCTGAGACCACTTCTAAAGTTAATGTCATCTTCGGTAATAGCGCTAAAACAATCGAAGAATTTGGCGCTAAAGCCGCTGCATCATTAGGCCAGACCAGAACGCAAGCAATGAACGCTGCCGCTACTTTTGCGGCTTTTGGTAAATCTGCTGGACTTGCTGAAGAAGATTTAACTGATTTTTCTGTTGAATTCGTAAAACTTGCTTCCGACTTAGCTTCATTTAATAACACTTCAGTCGATCAAGCCATCAACGCTTTAGGGGCTGCACTTCGCGGAGAATCTGAACCCATCCGCGCTTATCAAGTTTTACTGAATGATGCCACCCTAAAAGCGCGAGCTATGGAAATGGGCATTTATAACGGATCTGGAGCTCTATCAGCTCAGCAAAAGATTCTGGCAGCTCATAAAGAGATTATGGCTCAAACGACACTCGCTCAAGGAGACTTCAACCGAACAAGCGACCAGTTAGCCAACAGCCAAAGAATTTTAAGTGCCCGTCTGGAAGAAGCCAAAATAGTGCTGGCACAGCTTTGCTTCCTATTGTTTTACAGGTTGTTAGTGTTTTTAACGATCGCTTCCT